TTGTTTTGCCGCACCTTCAGAACTTGTTGTCGCTGAAGGGCAGCGTAATCCGAGTCTCCACGTGTTTGCGGATTGCCTACTGTAAAACAACCTAGTGTCATCAGTAAATTCCGCACTTGTAATGCTAGCTGCCATAAGCCTGTGTCATTAAAGGATTCTTTGGTGTTAAGTCTTGTGTATCAGTTTGTATAATAGATAAATGTGCTGCGTTATCCCATTGTATAGAGTAACCAACCTTCCAGCCGTGCCGCCCTTGTTGGAAGTTAAATAGTAAGTTTTGCATTGTGTTATCAGCACCCCATGCAAGTGGGTATAAGTCTGTGTACTTTATGCCAAACGATGAACTGACATCAGACGGAGCAGACATAGTTTTTGATACCACTCCCGGTGTAGCCGAAAAGCTATCGTTAGCGTACATAGATGCCTTAGCTGTTCCCGCACCCGCAAAACGCACGTAGCCGTCTACAGAACTAGCTTGGTATATGCCACCAGAACTAGCTACTGTGCCGCTCAATGTTGTAGCATCTATCGCAGCATCAGCAGTCAATGTAAGTATTCCTCCTGTTGCTGTCGTAGTGCCAGCAAAAGCTATTTCTGTACCACTCGCCAACGCATACGGTATGGCAACTACATTTACATTGTTATCATAAACGTAAGTACCTACAGTGTAAGATCCGTCAGACGGCACAGCCGAGCCGTCTGGATAGTAACTACCACTACTCAGCTTAACAGACTTAGACTCCCACGCACTTACATTAGAAAACAATGTACGAAGTTCAAGCGGTTTCTGCTCTACACGCGGATCACCAGATGACCAAGCACGTGTTATAACCGATGCTGGTGAGTATTTAGCGCCATCGAAAAATCTTAAAAGCTCGCCCGTATCTGTGATGGCATATAGCTCATGTGCGTCATTAGTGTCAATCTTCGTGAACTGCTTAATAACACCAAACCCATACGAAACACCTCCAGTAGCATCAACACCTGACATCCCGCCAAGTGCAAGCCCACCAGACTCAACAGCTTCCGCGTCACTACCATCTAGATACGTGTCAACAGAAACAAACCTTTTTGTTGTTGTATCATAAACAACTACAACATTACCATAAATTGTCTTAACAGCAAAGAACGCATAATTGTCAAACGAGATAGCTGCGCTTAAAACAGTATCTTGCACAGTAGCACTACCAAACAACTTAGCAACACTTAACGAGAACGCACTATTACGTCCCTCATTACGCAACTGTTGAACAGCGTTAAACGAGCGCAATCCCTCTGAATCTATGAAAGAAAAGTCACCTAACGTATCTATGAAAGAGAACTGATTTACTGCCGATGCACCGAACAAATACTTCTTTGCAAACGTAGGTTCGCCAAAGGTATCTGGCTCAAATTTAGGAGTGACAGCATACGAAGCTGCGTGTGTTCCTACGAAAAAACTTTCAGTATTAAGCGGCGCGATGCAAGTAATAGGATCATAACTAACTGTATAACTAACAGCATCAGCACCACTATCTGCCTCTATAGCAGATAATGCTTTACCAGTATCGTCATTAATCGCCACCATGAAATCAAGTGGTCTGCCTGTTACACTATGATAAATAAAACTACCATTAACAACATACAACTTACCATTGAAGTACATCATGCGCGTCCCGATAGGCACGTATTCACGATCTTCACCACCATCTCCAGCAACGTCAGTCCCATGCTGTGCAAACGTATAACACTTACGAACTGAAACTGATGCACCAGCAGTTGTAGACTTAAACTCAACGAGATTAGGTTGATTAACGCCATCCTGCACAACGATACCAGCAACAGTTTTTGTCCATTGAGTCTGAGAAGTATCTATAACAACCGATGATGTAGTGCCGATAGACTTATATGCAAAGCCGCGACTACTTGCAGGTACAGCTTGAAAGTAAACCGTTTTAACACTAGGTTCTAACCTCAGCGTAGGGTTTATAGACTCATTCCAAAGGTTTGTCCATTGTTCTAAAGGTGGCCCACCGTCCAGACGATGCTTGTACTTAGCATCACCACCCTGCACAAGTATGAGAAAGTCTCCAACAGAGTATATGCCTTGAAACGGCACATCAGCAGGAAAGCCTGTAGCAATCTCTAACGGTCGCTTGACAGGACGCAAGTCACCAAAACGATTACGCACGTTTAAGCCAAGATGATACTCGTCTTGACCTATACGCGAATCGTCTAGGGCCATGTTCATCCCCCCTACAAAAGAGGTCTGTGCGTAGCTAGCCATGCAAGTTTATCGTGATTATGTCGTTTGAAAACAATCTTCTGTTCCTGTCCGCGCTCAAGATCAGCCTGTCTGCGAGCAAGAGAGCGCGAGGCTTTCTTATCATGCAAGATCGCCTCTTCTATCTTACCCTGCTCTTCAAGGAACAGCTCCATACACTTACTAACGAGTATGTTATCGTATCCCGGCGCAGGAAATTCATCTGTGTCATTCTGCAAACGCGGAAGCGCTTTCTTGTAAAGTATCTGTAATGTGTGCGAGTCGTCTTCCTCAGCAGACGATGAGAAAGGAAACTCGCTTACGTCTACGATAAGATAACGAGACTCCATGCTGTTAGACGGTATCTCAGCGTAGACAATGCTGTTGTCTGCGTAGTCAATTAGCTGCACCACGCCTACTGTAGCAGTAGGCTTAAGCGTACGAGCAAAGCTAATGATGTCTGTAATAACTACAGCATTACTAGGCGCTAACGTAACGTTTGTTGAAGATGTTGCACTTGCCACAGCAGGGCCAGCCACACTTACAAGAAAGGCTTCGCTGTACGGTGTTTTAATAACAACCTCGTAGTCATCGTCTGTTGTTGTAATACCATAAGTACGAACAATCAGTTTGTTCGTACTGTTAGCTGCACCAGTAATAGCCGTGGGCAATGATACCTTCAACGGGCTGTAACCTTTCACCCGAAACTTGCTGTGGTTTGTATCCCAGTTGTTCTCACGATAACGTGCAGTCAACGGCTCCGCATCCCACATCGCATTGCTACCAGCCTTCTCACGTATGCTGCGAACAGCATAGACATCTGCTGGCATAGCAACAGTCTTGTCGCCCTGCACATAGAACTCGGCCTCTTCTAAAGACCCCGGCATATCAGACTGCTCGTAAAGCTCCTGCGCCGCTTCGTTCAGATAGTCAAGCAATAAAGCACGTTGGCTGGTATCACTAGGTAGCATACCAACCTTCTTGCCGAAGCGATCAAGAATATACTCTACACTCATCTTTTAACTAGCGCAGTAACCGCAGCTTTAGCACGCTTCACGATAGCAGACTTTGCCTTCGTCGGCGTTACTTTGACTATTGCTGTTGTTGCCATTACTTCCTCTCTAACTCATACTCCAGACGATTTATTGTCTTGAGGGCTTCCGTTGTGAATGCTGGAGCCGCCTGTGCTGCTGCCTCGAACTCTGGGTGCTGCATTAGCCTTTCGCTGTTGTTTAGGCTTACGCTTACGCACCCGCTTAACAGCAGCATCAACGGCAGCGTCTTTAACAACACGCCGACTTGATGCTTTTGATTCCTTAGCAACTCCGAAGAACTTATCCAGAATCTTCTGAAGTGCGGGAATGGCTTTAGCAATTGCATATAGGAACTTTATCATCTACGTTGACCCATCTTACGTGAACGCTCTTTCCTGTCCTTCTCAAACTGCTTGTAGGCTTCTTCAGTTTTTTCGCTTTTAATCCTCGCACGCCGCTCTCTAGCTTTACGCGCATTATTAGCCTTCCTTAGCTTCTCAGCCTTTCTTAGCTTATACGCCTTATGAGCGCCTTTAGCCAATGTTGCGCCCCACTTTACACCTCTACCAATAGGATGCAATGCAACAAGTTCTGCCGCTACCTCCACAGGATGTTCTTTTACGTAGTTTATTACTTTTGAGGTTAATGGCGGTCTACCTCTCATCTTCTTAGGCAAAGATGGTGGCACAGCAGACTTTTTAGCTTTCGTAGGCGTTGCTCTACGTTTAGGCTGTTGCGCTTTTGTAGCAGGACTTCTGCTTTCTACTGGAATACGCGCACCGAACTTTCTAGCCTGTGCAGGAGACTTACGGCGAGGCGCATCAGCCTTTTTACGACGCTTTTTAGCCATCTCCATCAAGCGTTGACCGCCTTTAGGTTTGCTAATCCTTCTACGTTGTGCAGGTGTAGCAGTACGCAAACTACTTAACGTTGGCTTAATAACCATAGGGGCTAATCTGCCAGCTTTGTCTTTTATGGCCTTTAGCCTACGCCTTTTGGCCATCTCCATGAGGCGTTGGCCACCTTTTTTTCGTCTACCGTATGGCATCAGTCTGCTCCCGTATCGCTTTTAATTCCTTTACGCAGGAAGAGTGCGAGTAGTGACGTAATTACAACGTTAATCATTGTACCTAACTCAACGTCACCGCTAAGATAACCCCCCACAGTGGCAACAATACCACCAATGGCCGTCATGTATGTCTTTTTACCTTGCAGTGCTTTCATAACTTAATAACGTTTCTTCTTAGATTTCTTCTTTTTCGCCTTCTGCCGCTTTGCAGCAGCATTAGCAGCTCTACCTTTCTTGGGTGGCCTACCAACCTGCTTACCGTATGTTCCTTTTCCGTATGGCATCTTAATATGTTCTTATCTGCGAGGGCTTTTTCTACGTGACCTAACTTCTGCAGCTGCACCAAGCGGCGCTAATAACATACTCGTATCTAGCGCAGAACTTCTGATGCCTCTTGGAATACGCGCACCAAACTGTCTAGGTTGGACACCTAACCGATTTTTTAATGCACCTCGCACTATAACTGGTGAGAGCTTACGCTTGCGGGGTTTTACTCGGCCTTCTAGATCCGGTGGCCCAAAAGGCCCACGGGAAATTCTGGTCTCGGCTGAAGGTCTAGTCGGGCTTTTAATTGACGGGCCTCCAGTACGTTTTCCACGAGGCGGTGGCTTCGAGCGATAACGCGGAGTCAAGTCTACCTTGATCTTCGGCTTCCCTTTGCTCAAGTCCATTAACTTCTGTCCACCTTTCTTCCTAGCCATCTTATTTACCTTTGTTAAGCTGTTCTCTTATTTTCAGTGCAATGTAAAACAACGTCGCCGCTGATATACCTATCTTTAATATAACGTCTATTTGCAAAAGCCAATTACCAATACCAGTAAAGGAAGCAAGCCCAACTTTTAAGTCGTCAAGGTTCACTTAACAGCTTCTTCCTTCTTCTCAGGTTCAGCTTTCTCTTCAAAGCTGGCCGTCAACAAACCCATGAAGTGATTTCTACCACCGTGGGCTTGTTCCAAGTTGAAGCTGATC